CTGGGTCGATACCAGCAAATATCGCAGGAGCACCATCCCACTTAACAGTCATGTTTGTTGAGGAACGAGAAGAACCAGATAACATATCTCTGAGTGATTGTAGGAAATTAATTGCAGCCCTACCACCATCAACACCATAGTTGAGTATTTCATCCTCTAGATGTTCTAGGTGTAAGTTCTTACCACCCTTATCTTCTGTTAGTAGTTCTGAGAATGTTTTCATTTTGCATCTGGATTTGGTTTGTAATCACACATAATGTGTGATGGGTATAATCCACCTTGTTTATTTCTTATATTTATTTTAAATATATAAAGTTTTGTTATAACCTCTATGTCTATTCTTTTTGCAGAGCCTGGTTTTGGATATAATACCTTAACACTTTTAACTTTTGCAGAGTCCATCATTCTTCTTCTGGTCATTTCATAATACTCGACCTTTTTGCCTTTCTTATGAACCATGTAATATCCGTAACCTATACCTGTGACTAATAATTGTAACAGTGACCTCATGTTTACTTTTCTGGTTACATCCTCTTCTATCTTAGGTACAATTGTTCTTGCATTTTTTTTATCATATTTCTCAAAAATGTCAATAAATTTTTTCTCGTCAATACCAAACATTCCTAATAATTGTTTTGCTCTTTTATCTTTAAACTTACCAGTTTTAAATTGATCTTCAGTAAAAATAGTCGCAACACCAGCATTGAAGAATGTAACTGTTCCACCAAACTTTAGTGAGAGAAAGTAAGGTTTACCATCACCATAAACAGTAACATCTGTTATCAGATTGCCTATTTGCAATCCTCTACCTTTTATTATTGCACCAATATCTGTAAATACAAGTGGTCTACGAGTATTTGCACCACCCTCTAGTTTTACTGATATGTCAGAGTGTTTTGATAATATAGTATCATGTAACTCTCTCATAAACTCTGGATAAGTAAGATTTGGAGAGTCAACACCCTCTGCGATATATGTTTCTATATCTTTTGTTACTTGACCTTCAAACCCAAATCCTTGACTTTTCGCACCAGTACCACCTCTTGAACCATTACCAGCAGATACTTTTATACCATACTTCTTTGATAACGCTGGTAAGTTAAGATTATCTGCAACGAGTCTATGTATCTTAACAACCTTTTCTTTGGGATTTTTTGATATTGCGATTGGGTCGGCCATACCATCAGATTTTGATAGTATATCTTTCAGTAATGCTTTTAGATTATCTTTGTTGTGTGGAATATCTAAGGTGTCTATCTCACCCTCAGACTTTGGGAATATATCATATGCCTCTGTTAAACTTCGTACCCTTGTTACAACAGATTCTTTTATAGTTAATGGTTTTAAGATACGAATATGATCTCTTATTGACATAACACTTTCCCATTTAAATATAGTTTCCTATTATTTATTATACTTTTAATTTAGAAAAGTCAAGGTTTCTTTTACCAAATGATGTTTTATCAAACAATGATGTATCTATTTTACTAGTATCTTGTCCACTATCAACCAAATCAGATTGGTCTTCTAGAGATGCATCTGACAATCTCATCTTCGCTCTGTCAATCTTTAGATAGAACGTCTTGTTTATAGTTGGGTCATTATATCTGTTCTTCAACTGTTTTACTTTGATTAGATGTTTATCCTCAAGTTTATCATTTGTAACTAACGCAAACATGAAGTCAGCTGTTGCAGGCAGACCGAAAGACTCAGATGTATCTTCAAGACCTATATCACTGGATACAAAACCAGACCTAGTGGTTTGAGTTGCAGACATGATAGGAACATTACACTCAACTGCAAGACCACGCAGTTCTTCTGCAATCGACTTGACTAGGGTATATGAGTTGATATTCGCACCACCTTTGAATCTAGATGATGAACAGATATTTAAATAGTCTATGAATATGATATCTGGTTTGAATGATTTCTTGATTGCAAGTTCTTTGATTAGACCTCTGAAGTGATTACTGTTTGCAGTCGCAGTAGGATATTCTTTAATTATCAGTTTACCATTTACTTTATTGACTAATTCATCAATCTTACTATCAAACATTTTCTTTGGTAGAGAGTGTAAGTCTTCCATAGATATATTCATCAAGTTTGCATCTATACGTTCTGCGATACGTTCCTCAGCCATCTCAAGTGTAATATACAAAACATTTTTACCTTGAGCAATACTACTTGCAGCCATATGACACATGAACAATGATTTACCAACACCTGTACCAGCAAGTGCAACATTCAACGTCTTTGTGGGTAAACCACCTTTTGTTACTTTGTTGAAAAAATCTAAATCAAAAGGAACACGTTCTTCTATTCTATGGTAATATTCGAATCTAGAATCAGCATCACCAATATAATCATGACCCACAGCGTTATTAAAACATACTGCGAGGGCGTCCGTAAGAATGCTTGGTATAGAATCTGGAGTTCTATTTTTATCGTTCCCATCAATAATAGATATACCATCAACAATCGCATTGTGAATCGCCTTATCCTTACAAAACTTCTCCGTATGATCCACGAGCCAATCAAAGTCTACCTCCGTTGGATTAAGTGTTTTAATTATGTCAACGACTTTCTTATACTCTATTTCTGATAAGTCTTTTCTGTCACCAAGTTCTATCTCTAAGGTTGTTTGGGTAGGTATCTTCTTATACCTATCTACAAAGTTAGATATCTCCTCAAATATTATTCTTTCTTCTTTTACTTCAAAATATTTACCCTTAATGAAAGGTAATACTTTTCTTGCATAATCTTCGTTATAGATTAAGTTACTGAGAGTTGTTCTCTCTATCGTTTGTATATCCAATATTTAAATCCTCTTGTCTATCAATTATATCTACTAAAATGTCACCAAGTAATGTGAAGAAGCTATCGTTATCAAACTCCTCTCTTGGTATCATGTTATTGTCTAGTATATCATATTCGAACTTAAAAGGCAAGTCCCCATCTTTATTTTCTTCACCTAAAGATACTTTACCATATTTATAAACCACACCCTCAAATTTTCCTTTTCGAATACCTATACATTGCATTTCTTCATTTTTATTTGTTATGAAAACATATTGATCTCTAATCGACATAATGTAAATAACTCCCTAAGAAATACTTTGGTTTTTTTACTGGTTTTGCACCTTGATGTAACCATGGCCACATTGGTGGAAAGATAACTATAGTTCCTCTCTTACAATCTGTTCCAACTTTCTGATATGGAAAACTTGTGTGTCCTTCGTCATTATCAGATAGATAGCAAAAGAAAGCTAACCATCGCTTCATTGAATCCGTTGTGTTGACATCCACGTGCCAACCAAACTCGTCTAAACCATTCGCTTCGTACTTCTTCATCTTGAATGGTTCGATACCATACTTTGGTGGAAACATAAACTCACTATACTGAGCCTTATATTCATCAGTATACGTTTTAAATATGTCTGCAAGAGTCTCTACCTCTTGTTTCCAAGTATCCATATGTTTAAAAAGGTGAACCTCATTAAACTTTAGATTACCTCTGTCTTCAGTTCGTTTATCTCTGTTTTCCCATTGGTCTTTGTTAGTCTCAAACCTTTGAATTAATGAATCACAAAGAACGTCTGGTATTGCGTTGTTGTATGTTTTTATAAAGTTTTCCATTTTACCTCAAAACCAATTTAAATTAATTACACACCTAAAGTCTGTATCTGTATTAGTTGTACCAGCATGACGTTTTGATGATGGGAATACAACTAACCTATTCTCCACACTACTAACTCTTTCACCACCATCAAAGAAAGTATATCCATTATTTGTATTTAAATAGAATACTCCTGTCCTCTGATTGTCTAATGTCACGTTGTCACGACTCTCATATATTTCTGGTAGTATATCACAATGTAGTGGTGATGTCAATATAGAACTTGTCTTCATAGTTATATTAGATTTTATTCTAACTATTGCAACTGGATTTATCTTTTTTACCAAAGGCTCTATGAAATCAAACCTATCACTATTGATAGTGCAGTTCTCATAGAACACATGACAAAATTGTGGGATACCATCTCCGTCAGTAACTTTACTTGGTGAGAAGTACCATTGAAAGTTTCCATCTTCAGATACCATGAGGTCTTTAATTTTAGTTAAATCCTCTGGGTCTAAAAAGTTATCATGGATTTGTATCTGGTTGTCCATACTTAAATTCTTTTTCTGCACACTCATCTAACTGTTTCATAATGTCCTCAGTAAAATACTTTGTTGGGTCATTATTAATAGTCTTTGCATATTGTTTAGCACCATCTGGCAATTCAATACGAGTTGACACAGACTTGAAGATATCATATTTGAGTGCAAGGTCTAGTAGTCCATAATATTTATCAAGACCTTTGTTGTATGTCAATCGAACATCAACCATTTTGTTTTCTATTGTTAATCGTGACTTATGATTTTTACAATGAACTATATTACCAATAACCTCTGTTCCGTCTTTCTCTTTCTTCTTTGATAGATATACAATTGACGAGGCTGCATACTTCAAACCAGAACCACCACCCATCTCTTTTGTTGGGAACATAGAACCTACAACATCATATGTGTGATTAGTCACGACCATAGGAACTTTCGCTTTACCTAATTTCAAAGTAAGAACTCTGAACGCAGCTTTCAATACTTGTGCTCTAGTCATATCTCTAGTTTCTTTTCCGTCCGCTGTATCTTCTACTTCTTTTGTTGTAGATAACATACCAAGTGAGTCAAGACATAACATAATAGGTTTTCTATCTGCATCATTTTGTTCTAGATATTTGTCAAGAACTTTAAGTGCTTGTGTTCTAAACTCTTGAACTGTAGTCACAGGCATCATAATCATTCTGTTAGGGTCGATACCTCTATCAACAACCATCTGTTTTGTAATTGCACTTTCTGATTCAAAGTAAATAACACCAGCATCTGGATTTGCATCTAGAAAGTTTTTAACCATACCCATGACAAAAAATGTTTTACCAGTTGCACTCTCACCAGCAATTGCAGTAATTTTATTTGATGGTAACCCACCATAGATACTACCACTTAGAAGTGCGTTGAATATGTAAGAACCTGTGTCTATGAATGTATCACTATCTCCTGCCTCTACACCCTCTGCAACTAGTGATGCATACTCATTACCAGTTGTCTTAATTATA